GGGCACGAGCAAGGAAACACGGCTCGCGCCTTTTTTATACCAGATCGATGATGTCAACAAATGGAACGACATCAACGAACTGAAAAAGGCGAACCCAAACCTGGGCGTCTCTGTCAGCGTGGACTACATGCTAGAGGAGATCTCCGTGGCGGAGGGATCGCTGAGCAAGAAAACAGAGTTCCTGACAAAGTACTGCAACATCAAGCAGAACAGCAGCCAGGCATGGCTGACGGCGCAGGATGTGAAGAAGTGCTTCGGAAACAACCTGACGCTGGAAGACTTCCGGCATACCTACGCGCTGGCGGGCGTTGACCTTAGTTTGTGCGTAGACCTGACGGCCGCGGTGGTCGTGATCGAGAAGGACGGCGTCAGCTGGTTCGACACGATGTTTTTCATGCCGGCGAACAAGGTCGAAGAGGCCACAGCCAGGGACGGGCTGCCGTATCGCATCTACGCGCAGCGGGGGCTGCTGACCCTGTCCGGGGAGAACACGGTGGACTATCACGACGTCCATGCCTGGTTCAACCGCCTGGAGCGGGAATATGAGATCCTGCCGATCAAGGTCGGGTACGACAGGTACAGCGCGGCCTATCTGGTGCAGGATATGCAGGCCGACGGGTTTGACATGGAGAGCGTCAGCCAGGGCAGCAACCTCACCGGCGTTCTGATCGACATGGAAGGCATGATCAAGGACGGCCGGCTGCGGTGCATAAACGATAACGACCTGATGAAAGTCCACATGCTGGACGCGGCCCTCAAGTTTGAGGAGGGAACGAACCGGCGGAGGCTCATCAAAATGAGTGCCAAACAACACATCGACGGAATGGCGGCCTTATCGGACGCTATCTGTATGCGGCACAACTACTACGAAGAGATGCAGGCTCAGCTGAGCAACGAGAGGTGAAGACGATGGGACTGATTGACCGGCTTTTCGGGAAGCCGAAAGCATCGGGGGCCGTCAGCGACAGCAGGTTTGAAACGATCACGGCTTATTCGCCGGCGTTCTCCAGCTGGGGCGGGCAGATCTATGAAAGCGAACTGGTCCGGGCGGCGGTGGACGCCAGGGCCCGGCACGTCGCGAAACTGAAGTACACGATGAAGGGCACTGCCGGATCGAAGCTGTACACAGCGACGAAGACGGCGCCGAACCCGTGGTACACCTGGCCGCAGTTCCTGGAAAGATGCAGCAACATCTACGACATCCAGAACAACCTGTTCATCGTTCCGGTGCTCGACAGGTACGGCGAGATCGCGGGCTTTTTTCCGGTGCTGCCGTCGAGCTGCGAGATTGTGAGCCACGGCGGGGTCCCTTATCTGAAATACACGTTCATGAACGGGCAGAAGCGGTCGATGGAGCTGAGCCGGTGCGCGGTGATCACAAAGCACCAGCTGACGGACGACTTCTTCGGCGAGAAGAACACGGCGCTGGACAGCACGATGCGCCTGGTGCACATGGTTGAGCAGGGCATCATGGAAGGCGTGAAAAACAGCGCGACCTACCGGTTCATGGCGCAGCTGACGGGCAAGGCTTTTGACGAAGATCTGCGGAGAGAGCGGGAGCGGTTCGACCGGAACAACTTCCAGACCGGAGGCGGCGGCCTGCTCCTGTTCGGCAACCAGATGCAGAACATCAAGGAGCTGAGCCAGCGGACCTATGAGGTCAACGGCGAGCAGCAGAAGCTGATCCGGGAGAACGTGTGCAACTACTTCGGCGTGAGCGAGAAGGTGATCCGGAACGAGGCGACCGGCGACGAGCTGGACGCGTTCTTCAACGGATCCATCGAGCCGTTCGCGATCAAGATGAGCGACGCGCTGACCAGGATGGTCTTCACGGAGCGGGAGCGCAACGGCGGGAACGAGATCATGTTTGCGGCGAACAGGCTGCAATACATGAACATCGGCAGCAAGATCTCGATGGCCCAGCAGCTGGGCGACCGCGGCGTGCTGACGATCGACGAGATCCGCGAGCTGTTCAACTACGCGCCGCTGCCTGACGGCGCAGGCCAGTACACGCCGATCCGCGGCGAATACAAGAACGTCAAAGACGGAGACAAGGAGGAAGAAAACGATGAATGATCGCGAAGTGCGTTTCCTGCCGCTGGAACTGCGGACGGAACAGGAAGGCGATGGAGATGCCTACATTGAAGGCTACCCGATCGTGTTCAACCAGGAGACGGACATGGGAGAGTGGCGCGAGACGATCGACCCGAGCGCTGCCGGCGACGAGAAACTGCTGAGGGACGTCGCCCTGATGGTCGGTCATGACTTCGGGAGCATCCCGCTGGCCCACAGCCGGCGGAACAACGGGCACGGCACCATGCTGCTGACGGTGGACGATCACGGCGTCAACATGCGGGCGTTGCTGGACGTGAACAACAACCCGAAGGCGGCGGAAGCTTATTCCGCGATAAAACGCGGCGACCTTTCCGGAATGTCGTTCGCCTTTATCGTGAATGAGGAACGCTGGGAAGACCTGGACACCGACAAGCCTCTGCGCCGGATCACCGGCTTCTCGCAGATCTTTGAGGTGAGCCTGGTAGCCTTCCCCGCATACAGCGGCACCTCCGTGCAGGCTGCGTCTGACGGACCCGCGCTGGAGAGCGTGAGGGCCTCGCTGGAGAGCGCAAGGCAGCAGCTGGAAGAAGAGCGTGCCAGGGAAGCCGAAGCGGAGCGCCGGACGGCGGTCCTGGAAAGGCTGAGCAACCTGACAAAGGAGGTCAAACAGAATGAAGTTTGACGAAATGAACGTGGAGCAGCTGGAAGCCAGGCAGGCGGAGATCGCCGGCATGGACACCGACAGCGCCACCACCGAAGAGCTCGAGGAACGGGCCAACGAGCTTGAGGCCATCAAGGCCGAACTGGAAGCCCGGGAAAACGCGGCCAAACAGGCCGAAGAAGAACGGCAGAAGGTTGCGAAGAGCAACATGGACGCCGTGATCAGAGAATTTAAAGTGGAGGAAAAGAAAATGAATTTTGAAGTGAACAGCCCCGAATATCGTGAAGCGTTCCTGAAGAACCTTCAGGGCAAGGAACTGACCGCTGAAGAGCGCACCGCCGTGACGGCGACCGCCGCGATCCCCACCCAGACCATGAACCAGATCATCGGCAAGCTGGAGCAGAACCCCCTGCTGGCCTCGATCGACATCACCAACATCCCCGGCTATGTGACCTACCCCGCTGAGACCAATGTCATGGACGCAAACTGGGTCGAGATGGGCACCGCCGCCACCGACAGCACCGACGCGATCACCAGCATCACCCTGGGCGCCTACAAGCTCATCAAGACCGTCGAGATCACCGCTGATGTCGACGCCATGAGCATTGACGCCTTCGAGACCTGGCTGGTCGGCCGCCTGGTCAACAAGATCGAAAAGGCCATCGACTACGCCGTCCTGAACGGCGCCGGCTCCGGATCCAGCCAGGCCACCGGTATCATCACCACCAAGACCACCGAGGACGGCACCTTCACCCGCGGCGGCATCACCTGGGCTCAGCTGTGCGCGATCGCCGGCAAGCTCCCCGGACAGTATCATGCGGACGCCAAGTTCGTGTTCAACCCCGAGTTCTTCTTCGGCAAGATCATGGGCATGGTCGACTCCAGCAAGAACCGCGTGGTCGTTCTGGATCCTCAGGGCGCTGTGAAGTACAACGTGCTGGGCTATCCGGCCATCATCGACGGCAACCTGTCCTCTGAAGAGGTTCTGTTCGGCGACCTGAGCGCCTACAAGTTCAACTTCGCAAAGGGCATCGAAGTCAAGAAGAGCGCCGAGGCCGAGTTCCGCAAGGGCTCCCAGGTCTACCGCGCGATGTGCCTGGCTGACGGCAAACTGGGCGACGTGAACGCCATCGTGCGCTATATCGCCACGACATAAGCGACAACAAAACAACAACACGGGGGCGGGGGAACGATCTCCCGCCCTTCGACTTTCAAAAGGAGTGCTGACCTGATGAAAACACTGATTGCGATCCCATGCATGGACTATCAGGAGTCCGACTTTGTGGAGTGCCTGACCAACCTCCTGGCCCGCTACAGCGAGGACGAGGTGGAGGTCAAGTACCTGAAAGCATCCCTGGTGTATGACGCGCGGAACCAGCTGACGAAGTATGTGCTGGACAAAGGCTGCTATGACTTTGTGCTGTGGCTTGACAGCGACATGACGTTTGAACCGGACCTGCTGGACCGGCTGATGGAAGACATCGAAGGAAGGCAGGCGGTGACGGGGCTCTGCTTCGGCAGGCGGCCGCCGTTCAAGCCGTGCATCTACAAGAAGCTGGACGTGACGGTGAGCAACAACATGATGCTGCCTGTGTGCGAGAACTGGTTCGACTATCCGAGAGACCAGATCTTCGAGGTCCAGGCGTGCGGGTTTGCCTGCGTGCTGATGCGGACGGAAGTGCTGGAAAAGATGCTGGTGTACGGCGTGCCGTTCTTCCCGGTCGGCGGGCTGGGTGAAGATCTCACCTTCTGCTGGCGTGCGAAGAAGCAGGGCATTACGTTCCACTGCGACAGCCGGCTGAAGATCGGCCACATCATGCGGATCAGCGTGGACGAAAAGCTGCGCGATCAGATTATGGAGGGCCAGCAAAGCGGGGCTCAGCAGGCTTAGCCTGTTTTGCCGGGCGGGAGACGGCACTCGCCCGCCCTTATTTTGATTTTGAGGTGAGAAAACATGCTGAAGGAAGCGAAGAAGGCGCTGCGGGTGACGGCGAGCTACTACGACAGCGAGATCGCGCACCTGCTGATGAGCGGCGCGAACGATCTGAAGATCGCAGGAGTGACACTGCCGGGGACGGTATCGTTCACGATCGGCACGAACGACGCGGTCACGGACACAAGCACGCTGACGGACCATCTGGCGATGCGTGCGATTATCACCTATGCCGCGATGCGCTTCGGCAACCC